GTATTGTTTAGACTTCCTAATGAAAGATAAATCTTGGCAATCTAAAGCGTGGGTATTAGAGAGAAGATTCCCTGATAGATGGGCTAAAAAAGATATGACAATCAATGAAAATAATGAGAAGGTTATAAACTTTACATATGGCTAAGTATAGAGGACGAGAAGTAAAACTAAACAAACCAAGTCGAGGTGATGTTAAAAAGTTTAAGGTCTTTGTAAGAGATAAGGCAACAGGCAATGTAAAGAAGGTTAATTTTGGCTCTAAGGAAATGAGTATCAAGAAGAACATACCTGCTAGAAAAAGATCATTTGACGCTAGAATGGGTGGTGTGCTAAAAAGAGTAAAGGGACAAAAGAATTTATCAGCCGCTTATTGGAGTTTACAGGCTTGGAAAAAAGGTTTTAAATTGTGAATGATAATCAAAAGATTATGCAATGGCTCAATCAAACAATTAATGGTTTGAAATCAACTGAGGAAAAAGAGTTTATATTCAGTAGTGAATATGCTGGACGGAAAGTAAACATAAAAATAAAAATAGATGCCATTAACAACTCCTCAGAAAGAAGTAATACAATCCAAAGCTCGTAACAGAGTCTTAATTACAGGGCGTAGATTTGGTAAAACATTTATCGCTATTGGTGAGTTATTAAACTTTGCTTGTAAGAAACCCAGACAAAAAGTCTGGTATGTAGCACCGACTTATAGACAAGCTAAACAAATATGCTGGGCTAAGTTAAAAGAAGTGGCTGTTGAGAATAATTTAGTCAGTTACATAAACGAAACAGATTTAACAATCAGACTACACAATAACTCAGAAATTTCATTGAGGGGTGCTGACAGATCAGCAGATCAATTAAGAGGTGTAGGACTGAATTTTCTTGTACTAGACGAGTTTGCTGACATACCAAGTGAAGCATATTACTCGGTGTTGAGAGCAACATTGTCTGATACCAAAGGCGATTTTTTTGCTTGTGGTACGCCTAGAGGCTATGGCAACTGGGCTTATGACCTCTATATGAAGGGCAAAGAGGATAAGGACTGGAAGTCTTGGCAGTTTACAACACTACAAGGTGGACAAGTAGAAGCTGACGAGATTGAAGCCGCTAAGTCTGATCTTGATGAACGGACATTCAGACAAGAGTATGAAGCAACCTTTGAGACATATGCTGGTGCTATCTATTACAACTTTGATAGAGAGCAAAATGTAAAGAGATTAAAGACTGATGAGACTGCAATTCATATAGGAATGGACTTTAACATTGATCCTATGAGTGCCGCAGTATTTCAGCTTAAAAACAATATTATTAATTTTATTGATGAAATAGTTATCTATTCATCAAACACAGACGAGTTGGTTAAGGAAATCAAAACAAGATACCCTGACCGACAGATAATAGTCTATCCTGATCCTGCTTGTAGGCAACGCAAAACCTCTGCTGGTGGTAAGACTGACTTAAACATATTACAAAACGCTGGATTAACAGTAAGAGTTAAAAATGCACACCCTCAAGTAAGGGACAGGATTAACGCTGTTAATTCACGATTAAAGAATACAAACGATCAGAGAATGATGTTTATTGACCCTAAGTGTAAGAACATTATTAGAGGATTGGAAAGACACCTTTATAAAGAGGGGACAACGCAACCTGATAAGGATAGCGGATTTGACCATATGAACGATGCCATAGGCTATGCGGTAGATTATTTGTTCCCTATAAGAAAACAATACACAAAACAATTACCTCAGAGATGGAGCGTTAAATAATGTACATAATGAATCAAAATATGGAGTCATTAATTCGAGACAAAGAATTTATTGAAAACAAACACGATAACTATGATCTGATGATCCCTAGATGGAATTTTTACTTAAGATCATACTTAGGTGGAGATGAATACCGATCAGGTGGCTTCTTACACGAATACGCATTGGAACTAGATTTAGAATATCAAAATAGAATTAACTACACACCAATAGACAATCATTGTAGAAATATCATAAGTATTTACTCAAGTTTTCTATTTAGAGTACCACCAACAAGAGACTATGGCGTATTGGAGAGTGATCCTAGTTTAGAATCATTCTTAAGTGATACAGACCTCGATGGACAGAATTTTAATGCTTTTATGAAAAACGCACAGACTTACGCTGGTGTTTATGGAAATGTATGGATATTTGTAGATAAGCCTGAGAGTAACGCCCAGACTAGAGCAGAAGAACTTAACCAAGATATAAGACCTTACCTAACGATGGTAACACCTGATAATGTTATGGACTGGCACTATATGAGAGCCGCTAGTGGTCGTTATGTATTGGATTATATAAAAGTTAGAGAAGAAGTTACATCAGATGGAACATATTTTAGAATATGGACACCTAATGATATTTCTTATGTATTCGCACCAGAAAGAGGCAAGATAAAAGTTATTGAAGTAAAGCCTAACCAATTAGGAACTATACCAGCTATTTGCCTGTATAATAAAAGATCACCAAGACAAGGTGTAGGCATTAGTGATTTGACAGATGTTGCATTATTGCAACAGTCTATCTACAACGAGTTATCTGAGATGGAACAGTTGATTAGATTATCTAACCACCCTAGCTTAGTTAAAACACAAGGTGTAGAGGCTTCTGCTGGTGCTGGTGCAATTATATCAATGCCAGATGATTTAGATAGTGGATTGAAACCTTTTCTATTACAGCCAAGCGGATCAAACCTAAGTGAGATTAGATCATCTATTGAGCAAAAGATTGAGATGATTGATAGAGCAACCCATATGTCTGGGGTAAGACAAACTAAAACTCAAGTACAATCTGGGATTGCTTTACAGACTGAGTTTGAAAACCTTAACTCTACATTAAGTGAGAAGGCTGACTTATTGGAAAACGCAGAGGAGCAAATATGGAGCTTATGGGCTAGATGGCAAGGTAAAGCATTTGATGGTGTTATTGATTACCCAGATAGCTTTAATCTTAGAGATTATGCGTCTGATCTTGCATACTTACAACAAGCAAAAGCAAGTGGAGTTAGATCAAGCACATTCCAAAAAGAGATTGATAAACAAATTGTAGGTGCGGTTATTGATGATGACGCTGTTATTAGTACGATTAATGACGAGATCACAGCACAAACAGAGGTAGGAGTATTTGAAACAGCACAGACACAAGCGGAAGTAGCTGAAGAAGATGCCGAGTAAGATAGATATTTCTGAAGATAGTAAGGTAAGTTTACCAGCCAAAAACCTTTTATTTATACTAGCGGCAGTTGCCATTGGTAGCTTCAGTTATTTTAATCTATTAGAAAGATTAACCCTTGTAGAGACTGAGCTTCAGTTAATATCGAAAGACTTAGAAAAAGCTAATGAGTTTATAGATGGAGTGCCAAAAGGAAATATGGTCAGTCCACAGATAAACGAGCTCTATATGTTGGTGGAATTCCTTGCAACTAACCAAGAGAAGTTAAAAGGCAATGTTGAGGCAGATATGCCGCAAATACAAAAAGTAGATATGCAAGTTCAATTCTTAGAAGAACGCATAATAGATTTAGAAACTTTAGTTGATAAACTAAGGGGAAATGGAAGCCACTAATGATTGAAATGGTATTTGTATTGTCTATGTATATTATTGAAGGTGAAAAAAAATTTTTAGACGGGTGGTATCATCAACCAAGTTTATCAGTTTGTTTAGAGGGAAAAAGAGTAGCAGAGAGAACAGCAGGATCACAGGTGCAATACACTTGCACTTTAGAAAAAGGAATAATGGTAACAGATTCACTAGGAGTAAGACATTTAGATAAAATTATTGGGGAGTAAATTATGCAATGTAGAAACTGCGAACACGAATGTCATTGTGGTAATGGCGGTCAATGTTCAGTATGTCAATGTGCTAACTGCGAACACAATGCACTTGATGAATTTTGGAAAAGATTAGAAGAAAACGCAGGGATTATGATGAACTTAAGTAAACATCGAGATTAATGAAAAAGATAAAGAACTTTACGAGCCACATAAAGACTGAGAAGGGAACTTCACAAGGTAGAAACCCTATAAAGTCCACTATGAATAAATCTAAGAAAAGATCATATAAAAAATACAGAGGACAAGGCAAGAGAAGATAATGGATAAAATAGAAGAACTTGCACAGTTAAGAGAAAACCTTGTAGATGATATAGAAGCAAGGCATATAAACAGATTAAACATAGCTCTTGAAAATCTAGAAAAAGATGTTGTAAAACTTGCAAATTCTTTACCGCTTAGAGATAACAAATTATTTGAAGCAAGACTAGCGGTTGAATTAAGACCTAAAATAAAAGCATTAATAGATAAACACTATGTATTGTGGGCTGACGGAACAGTAAGAGAATACGATAAGGTTGCAAAACAAATAGTAGATAATATGAAAATATTACCTATATCGGAGAACTTTAAAACACTTACTGAATTAGATATAGAAACAATTACTAATTTAAAACGAGTAAAGTTTACAGGTTTTTTAGATATAGGAACAGAAACTACTAACGCATTAGCTGATGAGATATATCAAAGTACGATAAGTGGAAAGCCATTTGAGGACACAGTTAAGACCTTACAACACAGAATAAATGGTGTATATATTAAAGCAGATCAAGATGAGATTAATGATTTGGTAGAACTCGTTGCAACTACAACTGATGAAACAGTAAAAGTTAAAGCAATAGAAAAGTTGCATACTTTGTACGGAGCAGATAGAGTTGGAAACAATATGCGTAGATATGCTAAACAATTAGCACACGACAGTTTAATGGAATTTGATGGTCAGTTTACTAAAGCGAAAGCCGCTGAAGCTGGTCTGACAAACTTTCTTTATTACGGAGATATAATTGGTGATAGTAGACCATTTTGTATAAACAATAGGGGAAAGATATTTTCAGAGGAAGAACTTAGAAATAAGTGGTCATCTGAGATTTGGAAAGGTAAATCAACAACCGATCCATTTACAAGTAGAGGTGGATATAATTGCCGACACCATCTACAACCGACTGATCCAAGTTGGTATAATGATAATGGCGATCTTATAATATAGGAGAATACTACTA